AAACGTACGTACGTACGTACGTCGGTNTNTTTTTCTTTGTTATATAGAAATTACATAATAAACGTTAATTTGAGAAAAATGGACATTCGGATAGGAGGATAAAGTATGGAATTAACATTAGATGGATTAGAACAGTGTTTTAATGAAGCAGCAAGTGAAGGTGCAGAGTATGTAGCAGTCAAAATTGAAATGGATGGATTTCCAAGTGATGAAGTAATTATTAATGACAATGATAATATCACTTCTAAATTAGCGTATTATAAGAAAACTTATAATGAGGAATTAGAACATAGATATGCTGCAGGTATTAGAATTGTAGGATTTGCACATGGATATTCATTTTTAAATATTGAACATAAGTTAGGGTTACTTGAGAAAAACAATAATTAAACTCATAGCAAGTATTGAATCGAAAACCAGCGCGTATAAGAGCAAGGACGACTTGCTGAAGTTTACAAAACAAACGAACTCAATGAATGGAAATAGAGGAGGAAGTAATAATGAAAAATAAAATTACTCAAGAAGACATTAATAATATTTTAGAGAAAACTCAATGGACAGTGAAAGAGCTTCACGGTAAATGTACAGTAGTAGCTGCACAATTACCAAACGGCTTTATTTTAACTGAATCAAGCGCATGTGTAGATCCGATTAATTATGATGTAAATATTGGAATTGAAATTTGTAAGAAACGAATTACTGATCAAATTTGGTACTTAGAAGGATATCGATTGCAATGTGCTATTTCTGAACAAAAATAGAGATAGTTAACAAAGTGAAGTTTATGCAGGAAATAACGGTGAATAAGTGCTGAAAACCCGCTAAACTACGTTATGTATAAAATCCTGCATAAAGAATTGGAATGATATGTTACAGGAAGCCAGTGTTATCAATGATTTCCCGATAAATCAACTTTTATAACTGCCGATAATTATAATTATGTAAACTAAATAGAAAATATTATGTATGAAATATTAATTTCCCTGCATAAATTAGTTTTCGGTATAATTTTTAAAAAATATGATTCATTTAGCGATTAGCGAAGAGGTGAGTGAGAGATGAAAGAAAAGCATTGGAAAATCGGTGGAGTTAACTATAAGATTGTTGAAGTAAAAGGATTAGCTAAAGAGCATGGAGTTCTTGGACAAATTCTTTATGATGAATTATTGATTAAAATCGATGCGGATCTGCCGCAGGACCGAAAAGAAGAAACGTTTATACATGAAGTATTGCATGGTGTTTTCTTTGAAGCTGGATACACAGAACAAGATGAAGATATGATCAATCGTGTCGGTAAAGTATTGTACCAGGTACTTAAAGAAAACGCCGGAGCATCGCTTGATGGTACCAATATATGAACAACCAACAATTCCAAAATCAAATAGCAGTGGCCAAAAGAGACTTAGAAATGACCGATGAGCAATTAGCCCGTCATTTGAAGGTCTCTTTTTCTAATTACATGAAAATCGTGAAAGGTAAGGTGATTTTACCCGTGATTAAGCGTAAAGCGTTTCTTACACGTATTGATGGTTTATATAAAAGGTGTGGGATGAAATAGGAATCACAACCTACACCTACTATTTCAGAGGGGGTGTGGTGGTGTGACGTGAGCAGAAGAAGTGTAGAACGAGATAAAGCGTTTGAAATTTACAAGGAACATAACGGGAGTATAACCAATCGTAAAATAGCTGAACTACTTTCAACATCCGAGAAAACTGTATCCGAAAAAACAGTTGGTGGATGGAAAACGAAAGACAGTTGGGTGAAGCGGTTGGGCGGAGTACTCCATAAAAACGAACGGAGTACTCCAGTAGAAAAAGTGGAGTACTCCACTAAGAAGGGTAAACGTGGCGCTCCAAAGGGTAATGTGAATGCAGCAGGTAATCGTGGTAATAAGAACCCTAAATGGGGTAACAAAAACGCAGTTGGTCACGGTGCGCCGGAAAGAAATGAGAATGCAGTGAAGCATGGGTTATTCCGTAAAATCATTCCACAAGATGATGCAGCTGCTATGGAGCTATTAGAAGAGATTGAAAGTGAAGACCCGGTATCGATGTTATTTACTATGATACATCTTAAGTTCTTTAATATCTTAAACTCCCAACGAATTATGCACGTTCGAAATGAACGGGATAAAACAAAGGAGTTAACGGGAATTAAGTACTATCTTAGGTTTGATAAAACAGAAGATGGTGACCAAATCATTGATGAGATTCCTGTGGAAAAGCAATGGACTATACAACAAGCATGGGAAAAACAAGCGAGCCTGCTTAATTCTCTTTCTAGAGCAATGAGTACATTAACCTCAATGATAGCCCGTTTTGATCAGTTAGCTCATGCTGATGATAAACGTAGGTTAGAGATTGAGCAAATGAAGTTAAACATTGAGAAAACAACTGCTGAGATTAAACGTATTGATGATGGTGATGATGATACAACTCTTGAAATTACAGTTGATTATGGTGATGAAAATGAGTAAAACGAGTGTGCAATTTAATCGGAGTTTCAAACCTGTAAATGAATGCAGGAAGCGATACCGCGCGTTAAAGGGTTCTGCTGGTAGTGGTAAGTCAACTAATACTGCTCAAGACTTCATCCTTAAATTATCTGATCCAAAATTTCAAGGAGCTAACTTACTTGTTGTAAGGAAGATAGACGTTACCAATCGTCATTCGACTTATGCTGAGTTAAGGAAAGCAATCAATATTGTATTCGGTAGGAAAGCTAAGAAGTATTGGACCATCAAACAAAGCCCGTTAGAAATGATGTGCAAAACTACAGGGAATATGATTATATTCCGTGGTATGAAGGATGATAACGAGCGCGAGAAAGTTAAATCGATAACATTTGAGCATGGCAAGTTAACCTGGATATGGATTGAAGAATCTACAGAGTTAAAAGAAAATGATATCGATATTCTTGATGACCGTTTGCGCGGTATATTGCCTAATCCTAATTTGTACTACCAAATTACATTTACGTTTAACCCTGTATCATCTACACATTGGATTAAAAAGAAGTACTTTGATATTGAGCATCCTGATATATTTACTCATCATTCAACGTATTTAACTAATCGATTTATAGATGAAGCGTACCACAGAAGGATGATGCTGCGTAAAGCACAAGATCCAGAAGGGTACCAAATATATGGATTAGGTGAATGGGGAGAAATTGGTGGCCTGATTCTTAAAAACTACAGGATACATGATTTTGATACTTCATTTGAAAGATTCGATTCCATGAATCATGCGCAGGACTTTGGGTTTAACCATGCTAATGCGATTCTTACTGGTGGTTGGAAAGATGGAGAACTGTACATTTGTAATGAGATTTATGTCCATGAAAAGGATACAGGAGAAATCATTGAAATAGCTGATAAGCAGGGTATTAATAAGCGGTTGATGATGTATTGCGATTCTGCTGAACCAGATCGTATTAAAACGTGGAGGAAAGCAGGATACAAAGCTGTGCCTGTTGTTAAGAATCCTAATAGTGTAAAAGCTCAAATTGATTATTTAAAAACATTGAAGATACATGTCCATCCCTCTTGTGTGAATTTCATCGCAGAAATACAACAGTGGAAATGGAAACGTGATTCGAAAACGGGTGAGAATTTAGATGAGCCTGTAGAAGTGTTTGATGATGCGATGGCTGCATTGCGCTACATTATTGAGGAGAAACGCCGCAGAGGAAACGCAAATAATACCGATATCCGAAAAGGATTAGGCTTATAAGCTAGGAGGTGTGAAATGTTTAGGTTAGATAGTGATGTTCCCGTAACTAGTGAAGTAATAAATAAACTTATTGAAAAACATTGTGTTAAAAGGGAAATACGATTAAAGAAGTATTATAACGGAGAACATGATATTTTAAATCGTAAATTTGATGATGATACAAAGCCGAACAATAAAATAGTGACGAACTTCTGCCAATACATTACTAATGTGAGTGTTGGTTATTTTATGGGAAAACCAATAAGCTATAGCTGCCATGACAAAGCGTATATGGAGCAGCTGCAAGAAATATTTGATTTGAATGATGAACAACATACAAATGCTTCTCTTGCAAGTAACTGCTCTATTTATGGATATGGTGCTGAAATTTTATATACAACAATGAATGCTGCAAATGAATTAGAAATACGATTTGATTATTTAGATTTGGAAGAGCAGAAAGTCATTTTTGTTTATGACCGCTCAATCGAAAAGAATCTTATCATGGCTATTCGTTACTACGATCATGAGGATGTAATAAGCGGAAAAGGTGCAACGGAAATCTTTGTTTATACTGCTGATTCAATCTACCAATATATAAAAATGGGTAATGAGATTCAATTATTTGAAGATAAACCTCACTTCTTTGGTGAAGTGCCACTTAATCCGTATTTCAATAAGAATATCAAAAGTGATTTTGAGGAAGTAATGACACTTAATGATGCATACAACTTATTACAATCGGATGATATAAACGAGAGTAACTACTCAAATGATGCTTACTTAGTTATCAAGGGTATGATTGCTGATGATAAAGAAGTTTCTAGTATGAAAGAAAAAAGGGTCATTGAGTTAATGAATGGAGAAGATTCAGCTGATTGGCTTATTAAGGATATCAATGATACATGGAAAGAAAATTTAAAAACCCGTCTTAAAAAGGATATTCATGATACAGCAGCAGTTCCAGATTTAAGTGATAGCTCTTTTGGAGGTACGCAAACTGGAGAAGCAATGAAGTACAAGTTGAAGCCACTTGAAGATAATCGTGTGGTAAAAGAGCGCCTGTTTAAACAGGCCATACAGCGCCGTATACGTTTAATTACAAATATCTTAAATAAGCAGGGACATCAGTACGATTGGCGCGATATAATACCGCGATTTACTGCCAATTTACCTAAATCTGATCTAACAGTAGATGAGATTACAAAACTAATAGCAGCTGGAATTATGAGTAAGGAAACAGGTCGTACATTGGTTCCTGCTATTGAAGATCCTGCTGATGAAGCAGAAAAAATTGAACAGGAAAAAGAAGAATCAATTGACCTGGACAATTTACCACCTGATGAAGATGAAGAGAATCAGGATGAAATTGACGATGAAGAAGAAATTGAGTAGGTGATTATATATGAATCTGTTTGAAATCTTCAAACTGATAAATCGCCGTATCGGTCAATTAATTAAAAAAGCAGAACGGGCAATCGCTCGTCAATATGCGAAAACATTAGTTGAGATTAGAAAACTGATGGCAGAGCAATATGAAAAGTATGAGCAAAACGGAGAGTTAACACTTGAAGAAATGCTCAAATATGATCGGCTGAATAAGCTGAACAAACGGATTAACTGGATTATGGGAGTTAATCATAAAGAAGTCAGTAAACAAATGACTAAAGTGTTAGGGGAAGTATATAAAGATGGGTACTACCTAACAGCATGGGGCGTGGAAACAACTACACGTACCAAACTAGGATATGCATCCGTGAGACCAGAGTCACTTACTGCAATGCTACAGAATCCAGTAGCAGGATTAACATTGAAAGCTCGTTTAGAAAAGAACCGGGCGGATATTATTCATAAGATCCAGCAGGAGGTAACGTTAGGCTTACAGGAGAATGAGACATATGCTAAGATGGCGCAACGCTTAAAAGATTCATTAGAAGGCGATGTTGTCAAAGCTACTAAGATTGTTCGTACAGAAGGACATCGAGTACAGGAAAGCGGAAAGCATGATGCAGCTGAACACGCTACTAAAAATGGCGTAATCATGGGGAAACAATGGAACACGTTAGAAGATGAGCGTGTAAGACCAAGTAAAGGTAAAAAAGCCATTGCGAACCATAGAAAATTAAACAATAAAATCATTGAGATGAATGAGTTGTTTGATGATGGACTAAGCAAAGGACCTGCACCGGGGTTATTACCTGCTGCTGGTTCGTCAATTAATTGCCGTTGTTTCCTCACTTATACGGTGTTGAGAATAGAAAGACCGCAGCATAAGGAACTGGAGAACATGGCATTTAAAGATTGGGAGAAAGAAAGATTAGCATCTTAATAATAACCAAGTAACGCGTACTTAAAAGAGTAGGTGTTTTTTTATTGTCTATTTGTCCTAAGTATGACGCTATAAACTGCTAAAAATCATTGAACTGTGGAGGGCTACGGAACTACGCAGGGCAAGGAGGAACCTGGAATGGCATACAAAGTTGAAAATATAAAAGTCCCATTTTTTAAAGAAGTAGTTGAGAAGAAATTCCCGTTGAGATTAACAAACCTTCAGTTCTTTAGTGAGGGGGATGAGTTACCGCCAGGTGGAGAAGAAACACCACCGGAAACTATCACACTCACACAAGAAGAGTTAAACGCAAAAATGCAAAGTGAAGCTGATCGCCGTGTATCTGAAGCGCTTAAAAAGTTTGAAGCGAAAAAGGATAAGGAATTAGCGGCAAAGGTAGAGCAAGCAAAGCTGGAAGCAGAAGAACTTGCAAAGCTAAGTGCAGAAGAACGTGCAAAGGTGGAGCGTGAGAAAGAGTCGCTTAAATTCCAAGAGGATCAAAAAGCTTTTGAATCAGAGCGACAAGCATTTCAACGTGAAAAACTGTTATTAGAAACAGAGAAACAACTATCTGCTGAGAAATTACCACCTGAGTTTGCAGCGTTTGTACTTGGTGAGGATGCAGAGAAAACGCATGAGAACATTAAAGCTTTCAATGAGAAATTCCAACAAGCGGTACAAGAAAAAGTAAATGATGTGTTAAAAGGTAAGGCGCCATTAGTAGGTGCAGGTGGTAAACAGCTAAGTGAGATTGATCAGTTAGAAAAAGAGCGTCAAGACTGCTTAAAACGCCGTGATATGGCTGGTGCAATTGCACTGAAAAATAAAATTCATGAATTACAAAAACAATAGGAGGTATGTATAAATGCCAAACGTAATCGGACAAGGTACATCTTTTAATTTACCAAACTATGATGGGGAATTATTTACTGCGGATTCAGAGAACACACCGTTTCTTTCCATGATTGGCGGTTTAACAGGAGGAGGATTGCAAACAGCGAATAAAGAGTTTGCAACAGATAGCTTATATGAGTACCCAGCACCTTCTCAACCAGCTATTTCAGAGCAAGCTTCTGGTACTGCTCCGACTGCGGTTTCCTATGCTCGTGGGCAAAATAAGAACGTGACACAAATTTTTCATGAGAGCGTAAACGTAACGTACCGTAAATTATCTAATGGTGGGCGTTTAAGTGGAATCAATACTGCTGGAGCTTCCAATAATGCACCAAGCGAGAAGGATTTCCAAATTGCTCGTGCATTAACAAAAATCGCTCGTGATGCTGAACATACTTTCTTAAATGGTACGTATGCATTAGCTACGAAAGATACAGAAGCAGATAAAACGCGCGGTATGTTTGAACTTTGCTCTACTGGAAACACAATTGCAGCAGCTGGTGCTAAATTAAATAAAGATTTATTCAATCAACTACTGCGCATGATGGCGACAAACGGTGCAGATTTTAACGAGATGGTTTTATACGTTAATGCATTTAACAAGCAGGTTGTAAGTGAAATTTTCGGGTATGCGCCACAAGATCGGAATGTTGGTGGTGTGAATATCCAACAAATCGAAACGGATTTTGCTAAAGTTGGTATCGTTTGGGATCGTTTTGTTCCTGCTGGTTCAATTGGATTATTCGATATGTCTGTAGTGGCTCCAGTATTGCAAAATGTACCAGATAAAGGGGTACTCTTCTATGAGGAGTTAGCAAAAACAGGAGCAGCGGAGAAAGGTCAAATTTATGGTGAAATTGGTCTTGCTCATGGTCCTGCGTTTATGCACGGTTCTATTACTGGATTAGCAATTTCTTAATGTAGGGAGAGGAAATCACCTCTCTCTTTTTAATTTGAATTAAGGAGGGTCACGTAATGGGTAAATTACAGGAAGATAACCGTATTGATCCAACATTAAAAGAAGTCATTCAAATGCCAACACAGGCTGATAGTGTAGCAGCTGATGCAGCAGCATTAAAAGCTGATTTCAATGCTTTACTAAAGAAATTAAAAGACCAAGGGCTGATGAAGAAATGATGAAATTCTATGGCCACGGCATTGTATGGGATAAAGAAAAGAATACTGCTCTATGTGCTTTTAATGATGGCGAGTTTGAAACGGCTGATAAACGTACAATTGGACTGCTATCAGATTTAGGGTATAAGCATGATGAAGTGGAGCAGGATTTAACTGATTTAACAGTACCTGAGTTGAAAGAATTAGCGAAAGAGCAAGGTCTCAAAGGGTACAGTAGCTTAAACCGCGAGGAGTTAATTGAACTTTTAAACGGTGAGTAATGAAAAGGGGGCGAGCTTGTGGCATTAACAGATGAACAATACAGAGCTGGAGCGATTGCTCATATAAATGGTTTTTGTTCGCCACAATTTACAGACGGATCATTACCTCCTGATGTTGAAATTGCTGTAGATATGATTATGAAATCGATGAAAGAAAGCCAAAACGTTGCGAGCCAATCATTAGGTGATATGAGTAAGAGCTTTTTCGAGGGTGCAACATATCGATCTGCTCTCAACTTTTTAAAACCGTATCGGAAAGTAAGGTTCCGCTAATGGGTGTCACTATTCGCAGTACGAGTAATACCAATCGTATTAAGAGGGCATTAGAAAAGCTGGGGCGTAAGAAAATTACAGTAGGGATACATGGTGAAGATAATTACCAATATCCTAATGACGCGGATCTCGTTACTATTGCAGCGGTACATGAATTTGGTACCACTATATTACCGAAAAAAGGTGAATGGTTAACGATTCCCCTTATCCCTGAAGCGAAAAATAAACGTGCTTCTGACTTCCCGGGGTTAGTAGCACTTGGGATACAAGATGGAAGTAATGGTGTTTTAGCGCTAGTGAATAACGGTGAAATAAAGCCAGTGTTTGCTCTTATGAGGTCGGTAACGATTCCAGAACGTTCATTTATTCGTACAGGCTTTGACAGTAACGTTGATAAGATTGGCAATAAAATCGAATCGTTCTTAGATGACGTAATTAACCTACGTCTTGATCCGGATGTGTTTGTAGATATGATTGGCATGGAGTTTGCTGGTATGATACAGCGCCATGCTAGGACTGTAAAAAGTCCACCTAATGCTGCATCTACAAGAAATGTAAAAGGTTCTTCTAATCCTCTGCATGATACTGGTCGCATGATTGGGGCTATACGCCATGAAGTGGAATGAGGGATAAATAATGAGCAAAAAAGCGTTCCAGTTTGCTGATTTCGTAGAAGAATTTCAGGTGTCATTTATTGTTCATGTTGAAGAAACACAAGGTGATTATGACGATGAAGGTAAATGGATTCCAGGTGCAAAAGCGGAACCGCAACACATGATAGGCATTATTCTTCCTCTTACAACGGATGAGTTGCAAAAGGAAGCGAATGGTACCTATACGAGAAAAGACCGTAAGATTTACACGTTAGCACCTTTAAAAATAGGGCAGAAAATCGAATACAAAAAGCAAAAGTATACGATTGATACAAATAAAGATTACGAAGATTATGCAGATGTATATATGTACTATGCAAAGGGGGTAGACGGGTGAATGTAAAAGAGTTAAGAGCCGTTCTTATCCCTGCTATAAATAAGTATTGTGCTGCTCCTATTATTATGGCCGATCAAATGGGTGAAAGACCCAAAGTGCCACATGCTACTTATAAATTAACTACTCCATACGGAAAAGCAGTTGGGCAAGCAGAAGAAACAGGTGTTGTTATCAACGGTGAGTATAAGTTACAGAGATTAAGTGATTACAAAACTACTATCTCATTTACTGCTTATGCGATGGATGATGATGATTCTGTTGAGCTAGCGCAACAGATATATGACTGGTTCTCGTTTGCCGGAGTAGATGTACTACACAGCATTGGTGTAGCAGTAGCAGATCAGACCGATGTTATTAATCGTGATGCATTCGTAATTGAAGATTATGAGCGTAGGAACGGTTTTGATGTGATTTTAAGAGTACCACGCCAGCAGCTAAAAGATATCGAATGGATTGAGAAAGCTGTGATAACAGAAGGAGGAATCTCGAATGGGTAATCGTTACGTTAATGTAACAATCACGAGACAAACAAAAGCGGTGAGCCAAAAAGGATTTGGTTTACCGCTTATTTTGTCTACAGATAAGAAGCTGGATTACAAAGAGTATACGGAAATTGATGGAATTGGTACGGATTATGGTACGAATTCAAATACGTATAAATTAGCATCTGCTATTTTAGGACAAACACCAAGACCAGAGAAAATTGCGGTTCATGGGATTACTTACGTAGAAGCAACAGGAAAGCCAACAGATTTAAGTGCCGCTTTAAATGAATTAGTTAAGAAGTACAATGACTTTTTCTACTTACATTGCACACTTCAAACTGATCCAGTTATTACAGAATTATCGAAGTGGATTAATACGCAAGAGAAGTTTTATTTTGCATCGACAGTAAATAAAACATTGGCGAAAACATTAAACTCGCAAAACACTGTCATTATGGTACATCCAGCTCCTGATACGAATCCAGCAGCAGCTTGGGTTGGTGTATGTGCGCCAATGCAAGTTGGCTCTTATACATGGACATTTAAAAACCTTAATGGTATTGCTCCTGCTGATTATGATTTAACAGCAATTAATGATATTGAAGCAAATAACGCTTCTACTTACATTACTGAGGGCGGTGTAAACATTACTTCAAAGGGTATTACAACGTCCGGCGAGTACATCGATATCCTGCAAGGGCAATATTTCTTAAAAGCTCGAATGACAGAAGCAGTGTTCGGTTTGTTAGCTCGACTACCTAAAGTTCCATTTACTGATGCTGGTATAGCTTTAGTAGTAGCAGAAATGGAGAAAACACTAAAAGCTGGTGTGAATCAGGGAATTATCGCAAGGGATAAAGATGAGAATCCACTTTATAGTATTGCCGCTCCTAATCGTGCAGAAGTAAGCACGAACGATAGAGCGAAACGAATCCTTCCTGATTTGAAATGGGAAGCCGAGATTGCAGGTGCGATTGAGAACGCAAAAATTAGCGGTGTATTAAAACTTTAATCATTTTAAGGAGGTTTATACAATATGGCAGATTCTTATGATCCAAAGAAAGTAAGTGTCATTGTGGACGGACAATTTATGGTGGGCTATATGGACGGTACCTTTGTAAACTGCGAAAAGAATGAGGATAATTTTATGCCTCATGTTGGAGCGCATGGTGATGTAACGTTTGCAAAAAGCGCTGATAAAACAGGAACGATTACCATTACATTAAAACACACTTCTTCTTCATTACCATTTTTACGAAAGTTATCAAATGAAGATCGAGACATTCCTGTTCAAGTTATTGATGCGAATGACAGTAAATTTAAAGCTGGTGGAAATGAGGGGCGTATTCTTAAAACACCATCTGCAGAATTCGGTGCAGAAGTAAGTGGTGTGGAAGTGCAAGTTTATGTAGCTGATTATTCAGCAGTTTAATAGATAAATAAAAATAGAGAGGAGCCTATAACATGGCTGAAAATAAAAAAACAAAGAAACACATTAGTAAAGTAGAGAAGAAAGAATATCTATTCCAAAAGGTAACGCCGTCTACTTGGTTAGATATCCTGGATGAAGCAGATGAAAATAAATCGACTAAACGTAGATCGCTTTATTCTGCGGTATTAGAGAATATTGTTGTACAACCTAAAATGACACTGGATGACTTTGAAAATTCAGCCGAATTAGATGACGTGGTTGTAACAGCTATGCGATTTCAACAAGGAAAATAGTGAATTAAAAGCGCTTGATCGCATTGAAAGTGTGGACAAGCGCTTTATTAAAAAAGCAGCAAAATTTTGGTGGGCGCATGTAATTGCTGCCCACTATAACATTAGTCCCCAGGAAGTGAAAATGTGGGATGCGGAGGATGTTATGGAGTCGTTAGCTGCGATTGGCATTATGGAAAAAAACTCGAAAAAGAAAATGCCAAAAACCCCAAAGTAAAGGGGCGTGAAGAATGGGATCATTACGCGAGTTAATAGTTAGCATTGACTTTGATAATGTGGATATGGGCATTTTAGACCAAATAGAGCGAGATGTTGATGATGTAGAAGATGCCCTTGAGGAAATGGGTAATGAGATTGATGAAGTGATGGCTGAATTTGCTGAGATTGCCGTAGTCGGTAGTGCGGCACTTGATGAAATATCTTCAGAAGCACATAGTGCGGCAAGCGCAATCGATGAAATAGGTGACGAAGCACAAGGGGCTGCTTCTGGTTTAGCAGCAATGGCAGCAGTAGGAGACGGGATGCTTGATGGAGTTGAAAGTCAAGCGGATCAAACCGCACGTGCATTAGATGAAGTAGGCGATCAAGCTGGTGAAGCTTCAGCAGCATTGGGCGCAGTAGGGGTAACGGGTAGTGCATCCATGCGTGAACTAGAAAGGGCAGCACAAAGAGCAGCAAGAGAAGTGGATAATGTTGGTGATCAAGCGGAAGGTTCAGCTTTAAAAATAGGACTTATCACAATCGCAATTGGAGCATTAACCGCACTTGGTACGGCTATGGGTGCTCCACTTATAGCGGCGATAATGGGGATAGCTGCATCATTTGGAGCGGCAGGAATTGGAGCTGCTGCATATGGAGCAGTTGCAGTTAGTGTTTTAGGACAAGTATTTGAGTCAGCGACAAAAGTTGACCAAATACAAGAAAAGATTGATAACGCCGATAGTGCAAAAGAACGAATAGCCGCCCAAAAGGAACTAGCGGCACTATACGCCGACATGAGCGCGTCGCAGCGTAGTGCATTGAAAGAATTACAAGAATTCAAGTCATTTTGGGGTGACTTTACAAAGCAATTTGAGAATCCTATTTTCGACGCTTTTACCCAGGGCTTAAAATTAGCGCAGTCTATGTTAACAAATTTAGCACCGACAATCGGTAATGTTAGCGCGGTTGTCACTCAATTGTTAGAAGAGTTAAACGGGTTCGTCAGTGGTGGCGGTCTGAATGGTTTCTTTAACTGGTTAAGCACAACGGCGTCAAGTAGCTTGTATAACTGGTCGCACATATTCGGGAATACGTTTAACGGTATTTTTGGACTGTTACAGGCATTCACACCATTAGGCAAACAAATGGAACAGGGATTACTCGGTATTACGGAAAAATTCAGTACATGGGCTAATACATTGAGTAGCAACCCAGCGTTTCAGAATTTTGTGGAATATGTGCAAACGAATGGTCCGGTTTTATGGGATCTGCTAGGGAATATCGCCAATATATTCGGTGATATTATCAAAGCAGCAGCGCCATTAGGTGAGGTTTTACTAGCTGCATTTGAAGGTGCCACGCAAAAAATAAGTGAATTAACACCAGGACTTACAGGTGTTGTACAAACGATGATGGATGCAGGTGCAAAAATCAAAGATAATTGGCAAGGTATTTCGACGGTTTTTGTTTCCTTAGCGGTGGGCGTTGGTTCATTCTTAGGGATCATGAAAGGGTTGCAAATTATCGGTGTTATAAATCAGTTGATGGTGGCATGGCGCGCAGGTACAGTTATGGCGACACTGGCACAATGGGGATTAAATACCGCTATGTTAGCTAGTCCGATAACATGGATTGTAGCGGCTATTGCGGCACTAATCGCGATTGGCGTTGCACTGTACATGAACTGGGACACTGTTAAAGCGAAAGCGAGCGAATTATGGTCTACCATTTCCGAAGCATGGAGCCAATTATCTGATTGGACGAAACAAACGTGGAATGACATGTCTAACTCTATAAGCGAAGCGTGGGACGCGGCGGTTGAATGGGTAGTGACAGGCGTACAATCGATGGTTGATGGTATTTCGCAGTGGTGGGATCAGTTAATTATGGATGCTACCACTACTTGGACGGGTATTACGACTATTATACAGATACTGTGGGATATGGCCGTGCAATGGGTAGTAACGAAAGCTACGGAATTATGGACAGATATTGTTAATATTTGGAATATGATAGTTGAAACGACCTCTATTGTGTGGAGCCTGATAGTTACGACTATCGTCACATTTTTTACTCAATTATGGACAGATATTGTAACAATCGCTACGTCTATTTGGACAGGTATCGTTACAGTTTTCACAATGATTCAAACGACAGCCGTTACAATTTGGACGGCGATAGTTACGGCCATAACGACAGTTTTTACGACTCTTTGGTCATATATAGTCACGATAGCTACGTCTATTTGGACAGGTCTTGTTACGATTTTTACAATGATTCAAACGACGACAGTCACAATTTGGACGGCGATAGTTACGGCCATAACGACGATTTTTTCAACTATTTGGTCATATATAGTCACAATAGCTACAAATATTTGGATAGCGATTTCGACAAATTTTAATAATGTTCTTACAACAGCTATCGCAATTTGGACGGCAGTTTCTACGGCTATACAGTCATTGTTCATGGCAGCCTGGAATTACGTTGTAATGATAGCTACAAATATTTGGACCGCGATAACAACGGCGTTTAACAATGTTTTAAACACGGCGCGTACAATTTGGGCAGCGGTCACAACGGCCATACAAACGGCATTTAATGCAGCAGTTGGGATTGTAACTCAAATAGTTACATCTATTTACAACACGATAAAAAGTAATTTCGACACTGTAAAATCTGTCACGACGTCGGTTTGGAATTCGGTAAAAGAAGCTATTGGCAACGCAATGGACGCCGCAAAAACAGCCGTATCAAATTTCTTCAGTCCATTATTTAACTTTATAGATCGAGCAAAAGGGGCTTGGGATGGTTTTGTTGGAGCAATTAAGAATTTCAAAATGCCATCATTTAGCTTTCCGTCTTTACCGTCATGGTTAGGTGGCGGTGGAGCTGATGGAAGTCATGCTACAGGTCTTGCACAAGTACCGTTTGACGGATATAAAGCGATACTGCATAAAGATGAAGCGGTATTAACCGCACGACAATCTGACGCTTTACAAGAAGCAGGGATACTAGAAACAACCGGATCCCGACCTAAATTGAATCTTGAAAAGGATGAATCATTAGGAGGAAGCAGTAGCAGCAATAGTGGCGGTGGTAACGGAGGTTCGTCAGGTACTCCATTTGCACCGCAAGTTACAATTCATATAAACGGCGGTGGAGATAGCGCTGATGTAATTGCACAAAAGGCGAAAGAAGCAGCGAAACAAGCAATGAGAGAGTTTTGGAATGAAATGAATCTAGCGACATAGGTAGGTGATTCTGTGCCAAAAGCAAAGCTAGGTGACATTATTTTGGATACAGTTTACAGTGAGAACCCTAAGTATGGGGTGAAAGTAACAGAGCATCCGATTGAAGACGGTGAATCTATTGCGGATCATGTGGAAAGAGAAACAGATAAAATGGATTTAAGTGGGGTTCTCACTGGCCCTGATGCTTCAGCGAGATTACTGAAATTAATGTCGTATCAAAAGCAAGGTAAGTTATTGAATTATGTGTATCGAAATGGATGGGCTGATGTTGTGATTGAAAATTTCAATACAACACATGATGTAGATGTAAAAGGCGGTTTGAAATTCAGTATGACCTTAGTAAAGGTACGTATTGCTAAACCGTCTGTTTTAGCTGAAGCGATGCAAACAAAAGCGGTATCTTCAGCAGGACGTAAACAACCTACAGGGTAGGTGATATATAGTGCATATTGAAATTACAAAAGAAGAGATTCCATACCGTTTTGAAATGGAATTAGCAAAAGAATTATTTACATTCGAGGTTCATTACAATAAACGATTTGATTTCTTTACAATCGGAATTGAAAAAGATGGCCGAGTTATTGTAGCAGGAGAAAAGGTAGTGTTAGACTTACCTTTATTTTATGCGTTAAACGATAAGCGACTTCCTAAAGTGACGATTACTCCTAAGGATAATAGCGGTAGTGAAACAAGAGTTACTTTCGAAAATATGAGTAAGACGGTGCTATTAGAGATTGGGGGATTGTCATGAGTATGTTATGGGGGCGCAAATATGAAGCGATTATCGGGAATACAGTTTTTAAAAATGATGACTTTACTATAAATTTTGATGTGCCATTTGATGATGGTTCTGATCCGAATATATCTGAAATTGAAATATATAATTTGAAAGACTCAACAATTAATAGCATACAAGATAGGATGCCAGTCATTATAAACGCTGGGTACCAATCGGATGTAGGAGCTGTTTTAGTTGGTTTTGTAAGAAATCCGCGTACAGAATGGAATGGCGTGGATAAGATTACAAAGGTAAATGTTATAGATGTAAATGATAAATGGATGGAGCAATGGGTGGATAAAACCTATGCAGAAAATATAACGGGGAAACAAGTACTAAGTGACCTAATCGGCATGAGTGGATTGCAGATTGGGTCTTTTTCTTTGCCAATAAATGTTGTGTATAAGAATGCTAAGACCGTTAAAACGATGCTAGGGCAAGCAATTGGTGAAGTAGCAAAAGATTGTGGAGCAAAAATGCATGTGAACCGTGGAAGTATCTTTATTCGAGATAAGTTTGAAGGGGATAGGATCGGATTTATCCTCGATAAAGAACATGGATTAATCGATACACCGTCACCAATAGAAAGTAGTTATGAAGTTGGGATTGATGAGAATAAGAAGAAGATTGTAATGAAGGGATTTAAGGTTGTATCCCTGCTTCACCACCGAATTACAACAGATAGCATCCTGCAAATCAAATCTAAAACGGCAAACGGTATTTTCCGAGTTGAAAAAGGCAGGCATAAATCGAACGGGAATACGTACTTTACCGAAATGGAAGTGTATCCAGTATGAAAGAAGCAAATGACTTTTTTCGGAGATTTAAAGAGAATACGATTGGTGGCTTAAATACATGTGCGATTGGAGAGATAGTTACTTATGATCCAATCAAATCAAAAGCCGATGTAAAACTGCTTCCTGGTGACACTCTTATTAAATCTGTACCAGTTGGAATACAACAAACAGCAGATTTCTTTATTAGAATGCCATATAAACGCGGAGATGCCGTGCTAGTGGTCTTTGTTCAAAGGGAGATAGATAACATTATGTATCAATCTAACAACCCAGCAAGTCAACGTATGCTTGCGGTGGATGATGCAATTGTAGTATGTGGAATTAATCTTTTCACGAATGATTTACCTGCTGCTGATGCAAATAAACTTGTGGTTGGCGAGAAGTCTGGCGCGGCTACTTTTACGATTGGTGGAGGGGACGTTGTTATAAGCGGAAACATTAGTTTAAAAGGAAAAGTGAATGTGAATGGTACGCCATTACAGGCAGGAGGGACTAGCTTTTGAAAAACTTGTATGTTAACCCTGCGACGAATGATATTGAGTTAGATGGACAGAACTCTTTCAAAATGGTTGAAGGTGATGATGAACTTGTACAGGCTGTAGGTATAACATTTAAAACGGCAAAAGGATCGTGGTTTTTAAACCCTAAAGGTCACGGATTTGATCGTACTACCGTGCAAGCTAAGCAGTACGATGAGTCGTTAGTAACAAATGCATTGTTTGAAGCAGCGTTACAAGATGAACGAGTAGAAAATATACAAGATATTACATTTGATTATGATAAAGCGAATCGTAAGCTTTCTGTCGATTTTAAATTCACGAAAAAGGGAACGGGAGAAATAATTGAAGGGAGGGTGTAATGATTGTTAACGCCAGAAGGATTTAAACGTAAACGGTATGCCGACTATATTAAAGAGATGGAAGAACAAGCGCGCAAATTATTTGGGAATGATGTGAACTTGTCGGAGCGTGGCCCTTTGGGGATGTTCTTGCAAAACATTGCATTTTCGAGAGCAGAAGAAAACGAACAAGCAGAGCAAGTGTATTACAGTGCGTTTTATTTTACTGCTGAAGGTGTCAGCTTGGATTATGTAGGGAAAAATCGTGGTTTGGATCGTAATAGAGCAACTGCTGCTATGGGTATTGCAAGGTTCAAAGTGGAACCAGGTACCATCGTAAAATTAGGAACAATAGTTTCTACAAAAACCGGAATAGAATTTGTAACGACAGAATTAGGTCGGGATGATGACCGTGACGGAGTAGTTGATGTGAAAATAAAAGCAACGATTCCAGGGGTTATCGGTAATGTGCCAGCTAACTTCATCACTGAGATTATAACGCCATCTGTTGGGGTAAATAGTGTTACAAATGTAGAACAATCCCGTTATGGTCAAGAAGAGGAAACAGATTTAGAGTTTCGAAGAAGATATGCGAATTCTTTCTCAACTAAATCATCAACACAAGATGGCATTCGCGCTCGACTACTACAAGATGTGCCTGGTATTCGTACAGCAATTGTTTTTTCTAATACGGATGAGGTTCCTGACTCTGATGGGAGACCACCAAACTGTATTGAATGTGTAGTATACGGCGGCGATGATGATGTGATTGTTAAAACAATTTTAGCTGCAAAACCTGGTGGGATACGCGCGTACGGGAAAGCGGAATTTACTGTTAAGGATGAAGGTGGAAATGAGCATGTAATTGCTTTTAGTAGAGCAAGTGATCAAGCTATATACGTTCGTGTAACCGTATATCGTGATGGAGAATTTCCTGCGCTTGCAATGGGAGAGAAAATGATTGAAACCGAAGTTGTAAAATATATCGGTGGTCTTGATGCGAATGGAGTTAATTACACTGGTTTAGGAATGGGAGACGCGATTGTTACAGGTAAAATCGCAGCAAACATTTTCACTAATGTAGTCGGTGTTAAGGATTGTGTAGTGGAATTATCAAAAGACGGTGGGAAAACATGGACAAATTCAAATGTAACTATCGGTCGTTTTCAAATTCCTAACACTGATTTTAATAAGGTCGTGATTAACTTTGTCTGATGTATATAAAAAAATGATAGGTAGAGTCACTGACAATTACAATCGTGATGAAAATAGTAATATCTCAAAAATGATGAAGATTGCAGCGAACCACATCCAAGAAAATGAAGAGTTATTGGAGCAAATAAGTGATTGGCGTGATATTGATCAAGCGGAAGGAGTAACGCTTGATTACATGGGGCGAAACATCGGGCAGGATCGTATGGGTTTTGATGATGCTACGTTTCGTGTGTTGCTTAAATCACGTATTATTCGGAACAATTCGGATGGGTCAATTCCAACTATTTTAAAATTCTTGTCATTTATATTAGGGGTAGATAAGCAATATATCAAAATACAAGAGAAATGGAGAACGGGGACACCTGTTGGAATGTACATCGAAATTGATATCGAATATGCGATTGCTATCGGGATTCCGTTAGAAGAATTTGGGTATATCGTCAATTCGATGTTAGTTGGTGGAGTACATGTTGATTTATATTATATTGGATCATTTATGTTCTCTGACTATATCGATAAGGTGCAAGATGGGGATGTAGAACATGGGTTTCAAACAATGGGTCTTGTTTCGGGTGATTCTTATAATCGTGGTGAGTTTAGATTTGGATCAACTGATGAAGAGATAGACGAAAAAATGGGGTTATCTAGCACTGAGACAGAACGAGGTGGACGATTCGGAGGTTATTTTAAAATTAATGGTTTTAAAAATAGCACAAGAGAAGCGTTGAAACCTTGGTAAAGGAGAGTAATACAATGGCAGAATTTAAGAAGAGTCCTCCCATATGGAAAGCCTTAGGAGTTGAACCACCGCTCTCCAAAACAGAAAGAGGGTGGAAAGTAGATGAACGTCCACCAGCAGATTATGTGAATTACTTGCAAAATAAAACATATGAGTCAATCATTGAACTTCAAGCAAATGCAGTGCATAAAGATGATTTTCAATTAGTTAAAAATGAAGCAGCTACAGCAGCGAAACAAGCTGGAGAAAATAAAAATCTGATTACTAACATGCAGCAAGATGTAGCAACTCTTAAAAATGATGTAGCTAATCTAAAAAACGGAAATGGCGGCGGTAATATTGATACAACGCCACCGATCGTAACTGCCAATCTTACAGGTGGAACGTATGCAGGAACACAAGTAATCTTGCTATCTTCCAATGAAATCGCTGAAATCTACTATACAATTAATGGCAGTACACCAACTGTTTCAAGTGCAAAATATACTGGTCCAATCACTATATCCTCAACTACCACATTGAAATTTTTCGGAAAAGATCCTGCTGGTAATATTTCAGTTGTACAATCAATCACATACATTATCCAAGCTGAAGATAAGACCGCACCTATATTAACGATTACAAGGGGGGGCATATTTACAACCAATCAAACTGTCACAATGAGTACAAATGAAGCGGCCACGATTTATTACACTCTTGATGGATCGACGCCGACAACAACAAGTAGTACTTATTCTGCACCACTTACATTAACGAATACAACTACTGTAAAGGCTTTTGCGAAAGATGTGGCAGGAAACATTTCATCTATACAGACGGAAACTTATACAAAAGATACAAGCCCAACAACAATTGCGGTTACAGGGGTGGCACTAAACCTTACAAACGTTACGACTGAACAAGGAACACAATTGCGTTTAACTGCTTCTGTATTACCGGTTAATGCTACAAATAAAAAAGTAACTTGGGCTTCTAGTAAAACGAACGTTGCAATAGTAGATACAACAGGATTAGTTTCTGCCGTAGGAACAGGAAATTCAACCGTAACTGTCACAACAGAAGACGGTGGGAAAACCGCTACTTGTACGGTAAATGTTATTCAAGCCATCGTAGGTTTTGATTATAATAATCTAACTGCATACGCAGAAGGAATGGTGCCAGTAACATTTGACCAAGTGGTGACGTATGGAGGACAAGGTGCAGGTGACTTTGTACATCCTTCAGTGGAGTATTTCCCGAGTGGATGGAATGGTCATAATTGGTGGATGGGTGTTAACCCTTACGCAGCTACGAATGGATCAACTGAAAATCCATATATATTTTATTCGGATGATGGTGTAACTTGGAAGACTCCAGTTGGCGCTCCTGCTCCAATTTATCCAAAGGAAGTAGATGTTGAAAATAATTCTGATGCACATATTTTCTTAGATTATGACGGTGTAACAATGCACTATCTAAATCGTGGTGCGCTTAATGCAGGTGGCAGTATGACAGAAGTGTTTTCTTCTAAAGATGGAGTGCAATGGACTAATAGAAAAAGAATATTTACATCGCCAGCCTATCCTAATTATGTAGCGCCGTCTGTTTGTAAGGTGAACGGAAAGTATTATATGTTTGCGATAGATGTTACGGATCTATATCATATTTGTGTTTTGGAAGCTACAGATGTATATGGAACTTGGACAGAAATAAATAGAATTTCTAACGGGACACTTGGTTCGTTATGGCATGCGGAAGTTCGCTATATTAATCAAGAGTTTATCATCGTTGCAAGTACAAATGGAATAAACGGTGGTAATCTGATGTTTGGAAAATTCTTCTCTGTAATGGATAAGGTGATTGTAGGACGAAATAATTCGTTTATGACACCACCAGCAGATAAATCGTGGAACAAAGCAATTTACAAGTCATCGCTTGTAATTAAAAATCAACATGATATTCAGATTTTTGTTGGTTTTAAAGGGGATGCACTAAACGCTAATACAGGATGGAGAGTTGTTAGTGTACCATGTAAACAACTTGAGAAAACGTTGGACTTATCGAATTACGTAGAAGTAGCGAGCCATCTTGATAATAGTGAATTTAGTCAATCACCAGGTAAAAGTACGAAAATGGATTATCAGAAATATGCGTTTGATTTTACGGTAACAACATTAACTAATTTACGTCCTGCTGCTTTTTCTGATTCTACAAACGAGTTGGCGAACCTCTATATTGATAATTCTGTTTTGATTAGTGAACTTTGGAATATCGTTGGGGGGACGCAGGTTAAGAACATTAGTTATGGATTGGCTCTTAATGATAGAGTCACAATGATGTTAGATGATGAGTTTTATAGATTATATATAAATAACAGATTGGTTCATGAAGTTCCAAATAATCCGAATAAGTTTGATAATTTCGGAACTGGATTTGGTGATAAAAACGGTGTTGTTTCTCTCGGCAACATTAAAATCTACAAGAAATCAGAGTATGCTTATTCGCAAGAAAGAGCAGATGCTTGGAAAACAGAAGCGTTAAACAGATATACATTAACTCCAAATAATTTCATATTAGTAGATGAGTTTAACCGAGGGGATGGCGCGGTAGGTAAGAGTGATAATGGAGTAACGTATGAAATTATAGGCGCACCATCTATTTTAAATAATACACTGAAACCCAACTCTTCAAATAATGCAGTGTTAGTTCCAGCGCAAGGAAATATGTCCATTTCGTTTAAATTAGCAAATCCAGGATTGAATCAAAACTTAGGAATTTATTTAAAATATACTGATCCAAATAACTTTATTAAATTCCATTTTGTTGATACAGATCCAATGTTCTTCTATATTACAAATAAAAAAGCAGGGACGGAAAGACAGACCAAGGTTAATAACCATGTTTTATTTGATACACATAGAAACTTTAGACTAGATGTAGTTAATGGTGTAATGAAAATTTATTGTGACGGAGTATTTATGAATAGCATTGCTATCCCAAATGAAACGTACAATCAAAAGGTTGGATTTACATCTGGTTTCGCAGGAACGCAATATGATTATGTAATTATTGAAAAATTATAGTTCATAACAAATCAGAAAGAGGGGTATACTCCCTCTTTTTATTTCGTTAAAGGAGGTTCAAAATGGCTAATTTCACCAAACCACTACCCGACTGGAAAAGTAAAGGTGTAGAACCAACAACGGATTTAAAAAACACAGGATGGAAAGCAGCCCAGAGACCACCGGCTGCTTATTTTGATTGGTTTTTCAATCGAACGTATGAAGCGCTTAAAGAATTGCAAGATAATGCACCGCATAAAACAACAGTTGGTGACTTGCTTACTTTAAAAACGATTAGTAAAGATACGATTGTAGCAGCTATTAATGAACTTAAGTTGAAATTAGATACAGATTTATCTCCAAGTCGTGAGGGTGTAAACGTAACTTTAAAAGATGCAGGGGCTTATTTTACTACGGACAATGTGGAAGCTGCGTTACAACAAGTAGGTCTTGGATTAAAAACTGCAAATCAAAACATTTCTACATTAGATCAAGGATTGAAGGAATTATCAAAGAAACAAGGTGAAGATGTAACGGCACTGGATCAAAAGATAACTACAAATAAAAATAATATTACTACACTTGAAACAAAGACAACTGACAATACAAAAAAGGTAGATGGACTATTAGAGTCGTTGAGTATATATAAATCAGCAAAGGATGCAAACGGCATATACACAACGGTTGAATGGAAAACAAAAGGCGGCGTTCTTAGAAGAAAATCGGTTCTTTCTAGTCCAGACGCGAATGGGAACTACCTAACACAAACAATTACCAAGTATGCGGAGAATGGTACAACTGTAACCGAAACACAGATATTTAAACCGACTTATGATGTTGATGGTGATGTTGTAAATGAGGTGCTTCAATAATGCCATATTTAGAGCAACACTTTGGTCATAAGCAGATATCAAGTAATTTATACCCTCATGGAGTTGGATCAAAAAGAGGGAAGATGTGGGATTTGCAATTTATTTACGGGGATTTTAATGTTTATGATAAAAACGCACAACGCGCAGATGCAGTAGAAGGAAATCAGATACCTTCATTTTTACGTATGTCTGCTGCACCATACGCAAATACAGCTGTATTTGAAAGGTATGATCCTAGCACTAAATTATTGGAGTTAGTTATTATAGATATGAAAACTTTCAAAAAAGTTGGGGAGATTACTGAGACAATTGATATTGAAAACAGTGTTCCAGTTTTATACGGTAAGACGGACTTTGCAACGTTTCTAAATGGAGATATTGTAGTCATGAATTACCCTAAAAAACGACTTACACTCTATGATAAAAAAGGGAAGTACAAGAAATCAATTTTGGGTGTTTATGAAAATAGTACGAATCAAATAAACTGGATGATGGTACACGAAAGAAAGGGTATTATTGCTTGTCGCTATGACAATGGGTTTAAATTTTACAATAAGAATTTGGACTTTCTTTTCCAAGTTCAGTTCTCAAATGTATCATTAAGTTTTTCAAATGAAGATTTCTTACACAATGGCGATTTATTAATTAAAGAATCAAGTCAACATACTTTTTATACACGTGTGGTAATGGATTATGAAAATAAAAAAGTAGTACGTACCTATTCTACACCATTAACAGACGATAATAGGGATGGAATTAGTTTAATTAAGATAACAAAAGAAAAGATATATTTTAAACGAGATGACAGAAGTATAGGAACATCTTCTGTATTAGAATGTGATAATACCTTGAAACTATTATCTGAGACAAAACCACCATACCTCATTCCAAATTTAGTTTTAGTGGATGATAGATATTATCACACGATGGCGGATAATGGTCGTGGTGGCTTATATAAAACCTATTCATTAGCTACAAATCAATTGGTACTTCAATATGATAAAACTTCTACTAGCCCGAATACACTGCGTTCATTACGAGGGCAAGCAGCATCGTATTCTTGATGCTATTAAATACAGCAATCCAAGCGCACAATAGTGGGCTTTTTTATTTTGGGAAGGAGTTAATATATGACAATTGAAATCGGTTTACTTATTACAGCTGTTTCACTAGTTATCGGGTACCTTTCTTATGCTTTAAATCGCTCAAGAGAAATAAAGTCAGATGGTCAACAAGGAGCTGAAATGAAAGCAAAATTAGAGTATATCAGCAAAGGTGTGGATGATATTCGTATAGATCAAAAAGCGAGTGAGAGACAGATGGTTTCATTTGGAGAACGGATTACAAGGGTAGAAGAGAGTACGAAACAAGCGCATAAACGTCTGGATAATGTAGAAAAGGAGATGGGTTAATTATGAACCTTTCAAAAGAAAATATTAAAAAACGATTCCGCAACTGGAAAACATGGGTTGCGGTTTTTTCATTGGTTGGATTTTTATTTACTAAATTCGGAATGCCTGAAGCAAAGAACTTCCTTGAAGAATTGCTTCCCTATGTATTTGCA